CCACCATTTCTGATACCGGCGCCACTCGGTCGAGTAGTAGAACGGATCGGTCTCTTTCTTCCTGCGATCCTCGATCGACGTGTTCTTTCCAGCATCGCTGCATTCGGTGCAGTATCCGTCCGATCGAACCGTCACCCGCCCGCACCCTGGAACTCGGCACACCCGCGCCGCCCTGGTCGGCATCTCAACAACTAACCGGACTGAGCTGGCCATCGACGAACACCAGCTCACCGCGTCGATACCTTTCGAAGTCCTCGTCGGACAGGGCCATCACCTGGTCTGTCTTGCTTGCCAGTCTGCGCCTGAACCGCAGTGATCCCGATGGATACTGCCCATCGATCATCCATCCGCTGTCGCGGACCTTGTCGAGCAGTCTGGCAACGACCAGCCGTTGACGGTTGGTCCATCCCTTCAACGCCCGTTCGAGCTGCTCCTGCGTGGCGCAGTCCTTCACCATCACGTAGTGCGCCTTGAGTATCGCCATCTCTTCTGCCGACAGCGTGTCATACGGATTCCCTGACATCGCTACCCTCCATCACTTTCGAAAAAGCCGCGGCGAGCTCCGGGCTCATCACCTGCGTCTCACCAACAACCGCGGCAGCATCGTCCTCCCACCGTCGATCGTTCAACCATCCCTGCGCCATCTTCGGAGTACCGTTGCGGGCGACGATGTCGATGCGCTGCCGAGCATACGTCCCGGCCGCTGCGACGATCGTCTCCGCCAGTTGTCGATCGAGCCCCTTGATCTTCCGCCAGGAGATCTGAGCAGGGGCCCGGCCGCGCTTATCGCCGAACGCCTCCCAGAACCTTTCGAACCAGTCCTGAGAATCGAAACGCTTTCCCCTTTGCGCTTGCGCTGCACCGACAGGTGCAGAAACAGGTTCGGGTTGCGGTCGATCGCACAATGCACTTTCTTTTTTTGGAGATGGAGATGGAGATGGAGATGGAGATGGGGCATTGCTGCAAGCACTGTTTAGCATATGCTCGTTGCATGATTTAGCATCTGCTCGTAAATCTTTTGGCATTGCTACAGTGTCATCCTTGCAGTTTTTCTTTTCCCATCGAGCATTTGCCGCCGCCCGCGCTTTTTCCTCGCGAGCATTCGCGGTCGCTGCGAAACCGTTGTGATGCTCCCATTCGTGCAGCACGTACCCACCTTCAACTGCATCGATGAACCCGACCGCAGCGAGAATTGCAGTGAATTTTCCTGCAGCAAGAGTGCAATCAACTGCGAGCTCGATATCGTCGGACGTATATACGGTGTCGCATCCGTGCTTGTTTTCTGCGGCATACGCCCACAGCATCTGCAGCATGACGACACCTTCGAGCCCGAGCTCGCGCTTCAGCCGTTTGGTCTTCACATGCCTGAAATATCCGGTATCGACCCTGAAGTCCGACATGTTCAATCCTGTTTCGATCGGTTTATTCGTGCGCCATCCGCCAGGACATCGTCCCAGCTCGGGCCGGAGGCATTCAACCTGTCCATGCAGGATGGACAGATGACATCGTCGATGATCCAGTCGGGCCGGATCTCCGCGCCGCAGCCGGCGCACATATGCCGCGTTCCTTCTGAATCGATTCTCTTCATGCCATCTGTCCTGTCGTCAGAACTCATCAGACGTCGAACACCGGGACTTTCAGCTCTATCATTCCGGCCAGGACCTTCTCCCGCTCGACAGCAAATGCATGCTCCTCGACCAGATCGGCGTTGATCATCGAATAGTAGACCAAGAGCTTGTTCTGCTCGTTGATATTGAAGCGGAGCCATGCGTCGACCTTGTATTTGTCCGATCCACGGTATGGCGCCAGGCCAAGCACGAACCTGCCGAAGAACTCGATATTGCCCTTGAGTGTTTCGCCGCTGGTCTGTTCGTTGAAGGTGAGATTGGTGAAACCGGTCCGCGGATCAACGACACTGGTAAACTCCGCCTTGCGGTGAACCTTGAGCTGCTTGATCATCTCGATGATGGTCGCCGCGTCAGGCTCTGAGACGTCGGCCATGTTGGCTTCGATGAAATCGGCGAACGCGAGCTGATTCATCTTCACCTCATCATTATTCGACCAACGTCCCCATGCTGTCGTGCGTTTGAGAGACAGGACAACGATTCTGTCCGACCATCCAGGCTCATTCCCTCCGCCGGAATAATTGACGATCGCCTTGAACTCGCTGCTTTCCTGATCGGCGAAACATACCGTCGTTTCCGGCACCAGTTCCCGCTCGACAAAGCGCAGGAACGAATCGACGGTTGCGACTTCTACCGTTCCCTTGTTGCGGTATGGCGCCTCATACAGTCTTTCGACATCGATCTCCTGCGCCTTGTACCCTTCAGGCACGATCAGGAATTGCTTGGTCGGCTCACCTTCCGGCCGTAGTATCTTCTGCTGGCCAATCGCCGTACCGGCACTGATGATTGCTTCTGCTTCATAGTTGCTCATTGGACGGATACCTCCTTCAATTCTCCTGTTTTTTCATCTACCATCACCAGGCCGTCAGCCTTCTGTTTCTCGGATACCACCTTCAGCTCGTCGATCCGCATCTGCCGAACGTCAGACCTGGTCAGCCGGTTCGCTTCATCGATGAACATGATGGTCGGCTGCCTGGCTGGCTCGGGTATCGTCCGCTTGATCGCGTCGAGGACCTCGACCTGCCTGTCACCCTGCGGCTTGAGCTTGATGGTCAACTGCACTGTCGCCATCTTGCCGGTTTTTTTAACTGCCTCCGTGGCCTCATACAGGGCCTCGCTCAACTCGTTGTGCGTCCTTCCGCCGCGCAGATCGGTCAGGACATCGGCAAAATCCCGCAATTCGTTACTCATGACATACTCCGCCTTGATGGTTGTCGGCACCGCCCCCACGGCCGCACCGTTACTGCTCTTGTTTCCTCCGCTCACCCTGGCGCCGGTCGGTGCCGTCGCGACGATCTTCGCCATTTCGACGATCTTTTCCGGTGCGCCGCTCCGTAAAATCAGCAGGATACCAGACATCATCGATCAGATACTCGATCGTTTCCCATTCGTTACTCTTGTCCATATTCCCCCCGACAGATGTGCTCCGGATCCGCCCCGCTTGCGATCGATCCGGGATCCGGAGCCTGTTGCTCGTGCAGGTTCAAGGAGGACGTAGACTGGCAGGCGGGAACACGCCCAGCGTGGCCTGAGACATCGGTATTCCCGAGGTGGAGCAGCAGGGCCAGCGGCATCATGCTGAAGAGCAGGGCCGCTGTCGCTGCGGTGAAAAGTTTTTTGATGGTCGAGCCGTGGTGTCGGCTCAGCCTGACATACCATGGACGCCTATACATGTGAGGACCTCCGCTTGGTTGTCGTGCATTTCTTGCGGCCCCGGCTTCCGACCACCCGGTGCTGCTCCATCGCCTTCACCGGGTCGATCCCCAGGGCCTCGGCAGCCCGCAGCGTCTCCATGATCGGAGATGGAGGCGGCGACTCAACCGCCCCGCCGGCCAGCAGCTGCCGCAGCATCGCCTTGATCTCGGCGACCTCGGCGGCGATCTGATCAAGGCTGGCGCTCACGGCCGTATTCCTTGCGATATTTGGCGTATGTGCGCTCTATCTCAGCGATCGCCTCCTGCTTGATGGAGAGGATCATGTCTGGATGTTCTCGATCCTCGATCGCTTCCTGCATCCTGGCAACCGCCCGATAATCGGCGAGGATCTCGGCCTGGACGGTATCCCTCAACTCGATGATGTCCAGGTGGTCCCCGCAGTCGACTGCCGTTCCGGCCGCCATCATCTGGAGCGCGGCCCGGCAGATGTCGACATGGCCCTGGTCGTCGAGCAGCCACAGCATATTCCTGATTCCGAGGACCGGGTCGAACGATGACTCACGGTTGGTAAACCGCGGATCCTCGCACCATGAATCGACGGTGCGGGCGTGCCGTGTCCCGAAAATCGAATAGAGCGTTTTCCTCCCCAGGTACTTCCTGGCGTAGTGGAAGATCCGCCAGGACTGCAAATTCGTCTCATTTTTCGGCATGGCTTTACTGTTCCGGCTGTGCAACGATAGAATTATGAAAACCTTGCGAATACACCCGGCTCCTGCTAGGATCAGAAGTGCCAACAACCTCACCTGTGACGGAACCATTCCGCCTGCAGGAGCCGGTATTTTTTTTGCTTATGAGAATTTGATAAATGCGCCGCGACATGGACGTGATCAGGGCCATGGTTCTTGCCCTGAGAGATACGGACAAGCACCTGAATTCCGTCGAAGGGATAGACAAAGAGTCGTTCCTCTTCCATGCGCAGCTGCTCGTCGAATCTGGTCTCGTGGTCGGCAGTGTTGCGACCGACAACCGATCTGCAGCCATAGCCGCCGTCTTGTTCCGCCTTACCTGGAGCGGACACGACTTCGCCGATTCGATCGGCGACAAGTCTGTATGGGATAAGGCGAAAGCACGCATTCTCGGTCCCTCAGTTTCCTGGAGTTTCGACATTCTCAGGGAAGTTGTCGGGTCCGTCATCAAGGAGGAGATTGACTTGTGATATGACTTCGTCAATTTCTTGCCCTGTCCATAAAAACTCATCCGCCAACACCGAAAGCGCGTGTCTTGTCGGGTCGGTAAAGAATTTTGCAGCCAGGGAAACAGCATCTTCCCTTCTCTCCACCCTGTCCTTGAGAGTCGCCAGCTGTTTCAATATCGCCTTCAGACCATCGGTCATCGCTCCACCTCGTCTATCAATTTTTCACAAGCTCAAGAACGTCGCCGTTGAACCGAACGAATTCCTCTCGCCCGCATTTCCGGCAGATGATCATGCCGGACAATCCAGCCAACAGCACCGAGCACAGGTCCTTGAAGTCCGGCTGGTCGACGATGACATTGACTTCGCCGCAGGTGGGACAGGTCCATTCACGGGCGAAGGCCACGGTGGTCATGCTGCCTCCTTTGCTGGTTGGTCTTTGGGCGGGAAGACTTCGTCGACTGGTTTGCCGATGGCGTTGGCGATGGCGGCTTGGATGCGAGGTGTATGGAGTTTGCCGTGAAGCACCATACTGACATGGGGGCGATGGACGCCGATCGTTTTGGCTATCGATGCCACGGTCACGTCTTTGATGATCATCGCTATCTTGATTTCTTTTGTTGTCATAATTTACGCTAATATAACAAACGGCAATACATGACAAGAGAAAAAAACAAAACGATGGCAACAAATGGCTATCTTCGATAGATTTTCTGTAAGATTACAACATCTTATAGATATAAAAAAAATTACGCCAGCGGACCTTGTGAGGGCGAAGGTTGGGAGTGCGCCCCAGATAAGCAAGTGGCTGTCTGGGAATATTCAAAGTGCTTCGCTTAAAACGATCAACCGGCTGGTCGATTACTTTGAATGTGACAAACACTGGCTTGCCACCGGAGATGGAGAGCCGTTTCCCCAGGTCGACCACCCGGCGAAGGTCGGCAAAAAGAATCCACCGGGGTTCGAACGGGTGGTGGCAACCATCAACCGGCCGCAGGTTAACAGGAAAGAAAACGGGACGGATCGCGGAGAGGATCATCAAACGAAGACAGATCCCGAGTTCAAGACTAGCGATCTGATAGTGATGATGCTCCGGGTGATCGAATCGGACACGGTTTATCGGCCGGCCCTGGCCTCGAATGTGAGGGCTTTTTATCAGGCGACCTCCGGGAGCGAGGAGCACATCGACGAAAGCACGGTCTCGCCCACCGAGATGATGCTCAAGACAGGGGTGGTGTTGGAATCGCCGACGATCTATCGGGCGGCGTTGCTGTCAAATATTCTGGCCTTTCATCAGGCCGTCGAAGGAGAGGGAGAACGAAAGATGATGCGGGAAGAAATCGATATGCTGAAACTGCAACTATCGAATGTTGTCGACAGGTTGGACAACGTAGAGAAAAAGGTGGAAGTAGAACCGGACCAACCGACCAAAAAAAGAGAGGCTATATAGGTTCGGCAAGGTTCTCCTTCGAGCCATTCAAGGAGATGGTAAACCACGTGGCCCGATAATGCAAGGACATGAAAAATTCTATGTCATAGAACGTGCTGTTGATATTGATAATAATTTGCATGAGCAACAAGAAAAGTCAGCTAAGAAATGTTGAGGTGAACGGTGGGCATCGACGGCTCGGAGATAAAGAGGAAAAAAAACGATCAGCCATCATCTATCGAACAGGATGAACATGAGAACGACCAGCCGCCAAAGTCGAAATCGTCAGGCGTCATCATGTTTATGGTAATAGTTATTTTTTCAGCCTGCCTTGGATATATCGGTCGCGGACATTTCCCATATCAGAAAAAGCAACCACAAGAAAATAACGATACGTCTTTGACTTCATTGAACAGCTCTCAGATGCCGAGTGACACAGGAAACCCTAATCAAAACTTTATCTATGATTCCATTTATTCCGGGAAAACACGCGGAGAAATAGAATCTTCCTGTAGTAATAGCTGGAGAGGTGCTGACGTTGAAAGGTGCGTAAAAGAAAATGTCAGAATGCGTAAAATGGAATTGAAAAACGAAGAAATGGCGCTAAGAGCTGATATTGAAAGAAGGGAATCAGATTTAAAAAAACAACTCTCGAAAATGAACGACGAATACGAAAGAATATGTCGAAGAGACTATGCCAGAGGATCGAGGGAGTTTTACAAATGTATGGAGTATCTGGAAAATAAAAACCAATGAGTTGTCGTTAAATCGATGAGCGTCCACGAACACCCGACGAAACCGGGGCACTGGATCATCGATTGCCGGCCGTCCGGCTATAAAGGCAAGCGGCTGCGGCACATCCTCAAGTGCACCCGGGAGGAGGCCATTGCCGTCGAGCGCAGCTACATGCGCCGCCATGTCGAGTACCTCCGACCGACGGCGAAGATCATCTCCGGGATCTGGCCCAGCTGGATCGCCTACTATCGAGCCAACCGGGCCGCCTCCACGGTGGCCGACGCCGAGACCTGCTGGGTCCACCTGCGGCCGGTATTCGGCAGGCTGCAGCCCAAGGTGTTGTCACGGCAACTGATCGAGCAGTACAAACAGGCGAGGGTAGGGCAGGGGGTCAAGCACCGGACGGTAACGAAGGAGTTGAGCTACCTGTCGTCGATGCTCAAGTGGGCGGCTGCCAATGATTACTGCGACCCGATCCCGTTCCCGATCGCCGGATACGAAAGGAGGATGACGGCGCCGCCGAAGCCGCGGCCGTTGACCGTCGACCAGGTCGGCCGGATCTACGAAACGATCGAGCCGGCCTATCGGCTGGTGTTCTTGCTGATGGCAGACGCCGGCCTGCGGCGATCCGAGGCCCTGCTGCTGCACCGCGAGCAGGTGGAGTATGAACTGGGGGTGATATTCGTGATGGGGAAGGGGAGCAAGGAACGGATCGTGCCGATCACGACCGATCGGCTGCGGCACGAACTGGAGGCGCGGCGGGGGATGAAAGGGTATCTGACGATCAACGAGACGACGCAGCGGCCATTCCTGTCGATCAGGAAGGCCCTGGACAGGGCAGCGGCAAAGGCCGGGGTGGAGAAGCACATCTACCACCACCTGCTGCGCCACTCATTCGGCACCAACGCGACCGTCGCCAGCTACGATCTGTCGGCCCTCCAGGCGATCATGGGCCACAGCAGCCCGTCAACCACCGGCGTCTACCAGCATCTCGCCGGCGAATACCTGAGAACCCAAGGACGGAAACTGAACGACCTGGTCACCGACTGTCCAGAAAAACCACGTCCAGGTGGGAATGTGGACAGTTCGTCCGAAACCGGCTAGAATAAAGGGATTGCGGCAAGCTCGCCTTGGATTCCTAATCCTGGTGCCGCAGGTCCGATTCCTGCCGGGGGCACCAATAAAAACAAGGGCTGCAGAGGATTTCTTGCAGCCCTTTTCATTTTAAATTTGTCCACATTTGTCCACATTGAAAAATGGTGTGGACAGCGTCATTTCGGCGGCGCCACCGTCACGTCGACGATCATCTCAATCCGGAAATTTCCAGGCGACCCAGGGACAGGATCGAGGTAGTAACACGGCGACTGCGGGCTACGGCCGCCGGCGGCGTCGTAGGCGTCGATCGTGTAGCAGGTCTTGCCGTCGCGCTCCGGGATCTCGCCTGTATAGGTCCTGGCTGCCGGGTCCTTGATGTCGGCAACCGGCTCTCCTTCCATGTATATCGTAAACCCGGAAAGGTCGGACGGCGGGGCGTCGTAGCCCCAGGTCGCGGTCATCGTGCGGGCCTGCGCGGAACTACCCAACAAGCACAACGCCAACAGAACAACCCATCGCTTCATACCTCACCCCCATCAATATCCACCCCCATGACCTCTTCCTTGGTCTTCGCCGCCTTGATCTTCGCCTTGGCCGCGAAATACCCATCCCTAACGTGAACCATGATCGGCATGGCGTCGTACTCAAGCACATCCATCACCGCCGCTGCCCCACCATAACCAGCCAGCATCTGGGTGACATAGTTGTTCAACCTGGCAATCACCACAGTGTCGGTGACAATCTTAGCCGATACCGCATAGCACAGCAGCACCCCGCGCAGGACATCGGTGACATTGTCCTCACAATCGCCGATCTCGGCAGCGAGTTTTTCCCGCATCTTAAGCTTCAAAAATCGCTCGCGGGCCAGCTGGTCCAACTCCAATTCAGACTCGGTTCCGGCCAGATACTTCCCATACAGATCAAATTGTTCGGAAGGCAACATAATCCCAATCTCCTTTTGTGTGATAATGGCAAATGGATCACCATCCTGTTGCTACGAGAAATGATATTTTTCATGATTTTCAGGCTGCTCGTCCACTGGGCATGGGCGATGATCGACCATGCCGTCTCGTCTTTGCCCTTGGCTACAGCCCGCCGGAACTTCTGGAGGCTGTACTTTCTGATCAACCGGTGTGTCGGCCAGGTCCGGTAGCCGACGAAGTTTATCCCCTCGCGGATCCTCCTGAGTGACCATTTCGACAGATTTAGGTGCAACTTGTCAGCGAGAAAGCCCTTAATCACCTCCTGCAGCTTTTTCGCCACCGGCCGCGTCATCCCGATCAACACCATGTCGTCGACATAGCGAACGTACCGGTTGACCTTCAGGACTCGTTTGATGAAATGATCGGCCGGGTTGAGATAAATCAGGGCGTAGAGTTGTGACAGCAGATTACCGAGGGGTATCCCCGTGCTTCCATCGGCGCTTGAACAGAAAAGCTCCATCACCGCCAGCAACCGATCATCCTTGATTTTACGCTTCAGCAGGCCGACCAATATCTCCCGGTCGATGGAAGAGAAAAACCGCCGCACGTCGAGATGCAGGGTGCAAAGATCTGTGTCGTGTTCCTGCATTGCGTGGTAGGCGCAGTCGCTGGCCGCATGCGTGCCTTTGCCCTTGCGGCAGGCAAACGAGGTATGGATGAACGACCGGTTGAAGATCGGGTAGATCGTGGCATAGATGGCATGTTGCACCACCACGTCGCGGAAGTGCGGCGCCAGGATATCTCTCGGCTTCGGCGTCTGAATCTTGAGCCGGCGATATGGCCGCAGGCGATAATCACCGCTCAGCAATTCCTCGCGCAACAGATAAAGCTCGGCCCCAAGATGCGCCGAGAACTGCAGATATGATTTGGTCTTCTTCTTGCCCTTGCTCGCTGAAAGGTAGGCGCGGTACAGCGCTTCCTCAGAGAATGTCGAGTTAAACAGATTGCCGTAGCGTTTCATCATATTCCTTAAAAAATACCCGGCGAGGTCTTCGCCATTGGCTACCAAAATCGCCGTGGTTCTTCCTATTTCGGCCAATAGGCCGGGACAATCAATCCCTGTATTCCAAATCTCAAGTTCGAGCCTGAGGAGAGAATAGAGTCGGAGCGCGCCCCGATGTTGTTGTTCGAGTTCGTGCGGTTGTTGTTCAAGTTACGGTTCCAAACACCGGCATTCGTGCCATTGTTCCAGTTCCCACAACCGATGAGACATATTGTTGATTGCCCTGTCATGCGTGGATATTCACCATTCGCCTTTTGCCTTCGCGTTGCCGATCCATGCCCCGATGAGCTTTCCCAACTCATCGATCAACCGGCTGATCGTCAGGTACCTGTGGCCCTCGACGTCGCTCCGGTTCTCGGCTTCCTTCCCGCCGCTGAACCCGAAATACCCGAGTTCATAGGCCAGGTATATCTGCATCCGGAGCTGCTCGTGCGTGATGTCGATCTGGGTCAGCGTTGTTTTCTTGTAATACCTTTTAAATGCCTCGGTGATGAGATTATACAGATTGTATGCAGTGGTCCGGATTGTGGAACACAGCGCATGTCGTTCGTGCTTCGGAAAATGATTGAGATAGATATTGAGCAGCTTCATCGTCTCAATGAACTTGTGGGGCACAACCCCATCACGACTATACGTCTTCAGCATTTGCCCTCACTGCCGCGCTATCGCACGGCTATACAGGATAACAGGCGGAGCGCGCCCCGAGGCTGCTGAGCGAGGTCGGGCGGTAGTGGAACAAGTTACGGTACCAAACACCGGCAGTCGTGCCAGAGGACCAGTACCCACAACCGAGGAGACAGAGCTCGTTACGAATGTATTGCTCCAGCCTATCCTTGCCAAACAGATCTGTCCCGGCCGCTGAATATCCGCTGGCATCTTTTGCCAGCCCTACGGACGCCAATTGATAGCCATTCCCAGAGGCATCACCGGACAGCACCTGGTTGGCTCCGTTACCGAAATATTGATTGCACGACAACCCTCCTGCAGCTGCCACCACCACCCCAGGAATCTCCTCCATCATCGCGGCAACGCCGGTTGCGCCCCAGTGGTCCGTGGCCAGCGTATTTCCGGCCGTAAAATCGCGCATTCTGGCGGCTTCCTTGGCGACATAGAATGTGCCAAAATACAGCGTGCCGCCCGAGGCGTAGGCGGTGTATCCCGTCGAATCCACCCCATCGAGGGAGATATGATCCGCGTCGACCACCGTTGCCGTGTAGATCTTGGTGTTGAGTTGGGTGGTTCCAACGATCCCGCCAACCTCAACAATACGACCTGTTTCGAGTCCATGCCCAACGACAGTCAACACGCAGGGGTTTGCCAGTGTCACGCCCGTAATGGCCTTAGTTGAGCCGATACAGGTCATCCCGATAAGTACCTGCCACATGTTGCCGTTGACATCGCAGACCCCGCAGTCCTGGCCATTGTGGGTGGTTTTGGCGAGCAGCGCACCAGACCCGGTCTTACCGCAGTTGGGGTAGCCATCGGATTGGTACACCACCGTGGTATCGTTGGTATCGCGCAGGGCGTTGTTGTTGCAACCTTTCGGGAAATTGGTCGTCGTCGCGCTCCACCAGGCGCAGTATGCAGTGCCGGTAGCCGCCTGACCGTGGGCCAGCGCCAGCATCGCCAGCGCCGACATCATGAATACAGACTGATTGAAGAAAACCGACGAGGCGTTGATCGCCCCATCAACCCCGTCGCGGGCCCTGGCCGCAGTCAAGAACGCATAGTTGGCGTTGATCCCGGCGACTGCGGTCAGGTCGCCCACCGGATTGTGGGCGGCAGACGACGATAGCGGCAGGCCATTGCGGATCGACGAGCCAACAAACCCGGTGCCCTTGGCATTTTTGCTTACCTGATACTTGTCAACGAAGAATCCCGGTTGCTCAACCCCGCCGTCGATAAACGCGCGGTGCAGGGCGTATCCAGCGGCGGTCGCTGCGGCACGATTGGCGAATGTCTCGCCGCCGACGATGTGGATATCATTCGGGGTGTAGATTGAGTATGTCGGGTTGGCGGCGTGGTTGATCCGATAGAAAAACTTAGGAATCCACACCATCACCGAGCCGTCCGAATACTGGTAGTTACCGTAGTTGGGCGATGCCGGATCGGCATAGCCAGAGAGCGGAGTGAAGCCAGGCGGCAGCGAGCCCGGCGGACACACCCCGACCCCGAAGCCGACAGCACCAGGGAGGCCTACCTGCATTGTCGCCGGTGGAATGCCATCCGACCCACCACCGTGTCCATTGTATGTGCATCTGCCCCGCCAGTCCGGGGATACTTGCGAAGTCGCCATATCAGTCACCTCCTATCATTTGCCAGCATCGACGATAATATCGAGCGCCCACGTCACCCCGCCCGCATTCGGCCACGACACCACAATTCGATCGTCGTGAAAGACGATCGGCGGGACAGGGTCGGCATAGCGCCAACTCGTCACCACCGAAAGGTCCTGCGCCACCGGATCAGGTGCCGCAAGGATGGAATCCCACGCTGCGCCCAACCCTGAATCGAGGTTGATAGCGAAGGAGCTGAGATCGGTTGCTGGTTCGTCCAGGCTGAGCCGCGCCTCAAGCAGGCGACATGATATTGGCGGCTGGATGGTGAGATTGATGGCGCCGCTGCCGGTGAGTGCGGAGCCGCCAGTATTGCTGGTGTTGATGCGGAATTCGTTCATTGTTTCGTTCTCCTCGTTGATGCTCCAGTAATTTCAGTTTTGCCTGCCCGGCGTCAATCCGTATCCTCAACGCCGTAGCGCAGGTTTTCTGCCATCCTCCTGACCCAGCCGCGACCGTGCGCCGGCCAGGTGCGCAGGCTGGCCATATAATCGAGACGTTCGGCGATGATCAGCATCACCAGGTCGGATTCCGAGCGGGCGGCGATCGCCCCCAGGGTGATCGGGCCGATGTCACCGTCAGGCTCGACGCCGACCGCCTCCTGCAGCTGCTTGGCGGCGGTACGCGGCCCCGAGTTGACGGCGAAGTCGAACAGCTGGAAAGCGACCCCGTCCTCGAACCTCCACAGCCGCAGCGGCGCCGCATAGTCGCGCATGTAGATCGAGGCCGCCTGCTCGATCGTCAGGGCCGAGATGTCGAGATCCGGGTACGATCGCTTCGAGATCCCCCATTTGGTGTGGCCGCCAGGGTCGTCCGGATCGTCGACCTCGCCGCCCTCATGACCGAGGATCCTGATCAGCCACAACTGCAGCAGTTCAGACAGTTTCACGCCGTTCCTCTTCCCTGGCGATTTTGAGACATTCGGCGATTGCCTTGACCCTGACGGCGGCATCGATGCCGGCGGCGGTGATGATCCCGGCCCCCGTCCTTGACCGGCACCGATTCTGCGGCGGCCAGCAGTTCCTCGAGGCGTTCTACAATACGCATCAGTTCCCCGGTATGATCGACTTTTTGACAGTGTCGGTGAGTTTGGCCCACCAGCCATAAATCGCCACCCCAGATATCGAGGTAAGGATCAGCACCACGACGAAGCGGCGAACGATGCTCTTGCTATCATCCATCGCCGCGTTGAATTTTTTATGAGCCTCGACCATCGCCTTCAGATCCTCCGGGGTAATCCCGGAAAATCGGCAGTCGGCATCGTCGTGGCGACGGTGGCGCAGCGTCGCCTCGACAATCGCTGAGATAGCGTCCAGGTCCTCGTTGGTCAGGCTGTTGCGGCGACGTTGATCGCGCCGTGGGGAATAATCCTCAGCCATCGCGGCGGCGATGTCGACGCTGATCTCGTCGGTCATGTCAACCCCTTTCCCGGCTCCAGCCGGGGGAAATAATCTCAGCAGGCGCGACACACCCCGTCAATCACCGGCCCGCCGCACTCCGGGCAGATCATGCGAGCGCCCGCCCATCGCTGTCGACTCCCGGGATGTGCAGCGAGTTGGTGGTAAACGCTGCCGGACCCAGGGAGCGGTAACGGCACCAGGCCAGCATCCCGAACAGGCGCAGGGCGGAGCGGGCTGCCCAGGCCTGAGCACTGGCGCCGGTGAGGTCGACCGTCACTTCCTGCAGCAGGTCGTCATAAAAACCTTGTCCTTTTCCGACATAGACCGGGATAGTGGGACCGTAGATCGCGGCGTATTCGGCCCGCAGTCGCAGCGAGGCGAGGTTCCACGGCTGATCGATCCGGTACGGGGCGAGAAGATAGCCGTACTGGTAGCCAAAGTCGTGGACAATACCGCCCTCGAGCAGCACCCCGAACGGCGACAGCAGCCACCACAGGGCACGCGGGATCGAGGCCCCGTCAGTAACGAAACCGCGGGGGACGATGATCTGCAGCCCGCCGGGCAAGATCAGGATCCAGTCCTCGAGCAGCCGCAGCCGGGGCGGTGTGGTCATCCCGGCCCACAGCTGGCCCAGCCAGGAGCGGCCATTCAGGTCGTAGGCGACCCGCTCGTAACGGGGCGGGTTGATCTGGCGGATCCGTTGGTCGTCAACAGTCATGGCTGTCTCCCCCGGTGGTATTTATATCCCAACCTGCAGGCGGCAAATATCAGAGCGCCGCCCACCGTCATGCTCCCGCCGTCAGCGGACCTGGTGATATCGGCGACGGCTGCGGCCCATGACATCACAGTGTCGTAGCTGATGCCGTAGTCCGCCCCGACCTGCTCGACCAGCCACTGCACGACCATCCCGACCACCACCAACAAGTCAGGAGTGTCCTTTGCCGTCCGGGCGATCCTTTGCCCTGCCGACTCCGGTAGCGCATGGTCTGGCTCTACGGTCTGGTCTCTGGTCTGGCTGGTATCGATGTCCTGCACGTCAATACCTCACCGTCAAACTGGCAATATGGACATTACTCGGGCCGAGCACCACGGCCTTGGTTTTGTCGTTATCCGAGTACGGCTTCCACAGGGTCCCGTCTGGCCATTCTTTACGTGTGCAGCCATCAGTGATTGGGCGCTTAAGCCCGTTTGAAAACTCAAGGGTGATGTTGTTCCCGTATGCCGAACATCCCTTTGAAAGCCTAAAATGGTCTCGGTTGTTATTAGCCCACCCCTGAGTCTTTACTGTCTCGATCTGCGTTCCTCCAGCCGTGGTCGATGCCGGCCCCGAGGTAGCGGTGTAGACCTGGCCGTCATTTGCCGTAATCACTATTTTTAGCGGTCGCTTATACTGGCTTCCTTCGTTTATGAACCTGAATACCGGCTGGCCTTTGTACAGCGCATCCTTGTATCCTGACTCGCTGTTCAATCCGACAGATGCGACTCGCCCGGCCCAACTGGTCGGCAGAAGGATCACCGCTTTCCCTTGATATTTTCCGGTTGCGACATCGCTCGACGCCTCGAAAATGATCTTGTCAGGGAACACCTTGCTGCCGGTCGTTGGCGTCGTTGGGGTCGTCGGCGTGGTTGGCATGGTCGGCCCGGCATCCATGCAGGTCTGGACACACTCCAACAACTGCGTATAATCGGCGGCCTGCACCGGGGCGGCGCAGAATATGATGGCCGCCAGCAGCATGGTCAATAGTCGTAGCATCACTCCACCTCCTCGATTGTCCCGGCAGGGGAAACAGCCGCGCCGGTTTCTGACTCGGCTTCGGCTTCGGTGTTGTCGTCATCGCCACCGAGAACATTCTTGATCCGATCGATCACCGTGGAGGCCTTTTTGCCGACAGCGTCTTTCGCGGCCTTGATCAGTCCAGACATATCGAGCGTTCCATCAGCTGCCTGGTCAGTGTCCGTTGTCAGCGTCGATCCGTCGGCTTTCAGCACAAGTACGGATACACCCCCGTCCTCAGCATTCGAGTCGAAGGATATTTTCGTGCTCTTGTTTGAACACCCGGCCAGCACGACCAGCGCCAGCAGCACCATCCATGCCACATATCCTTTTTTCATCACACACCTCATCGGTTGATTTTTCCCTTACTCGCAATCCTGTCCGGCATTCCAGGCCGCAGCCGTCACCCCGGTCACGGCCAGGGCGCCGTACACCCAATTCCGTGCCATGTTCTGGTCCCGGCGGCCGGAATAGACATGCTCGGCGATCCACACCCCGAACAGCAGCAGTCCGACCTTGGCCCCGACGATCACCGCCTCGTCCGGATCCTCGCCGAACAGCGGGTTGACCTCATGACAATGACCGTTGACCCCATCGATCGTGGTGGCTGCATCGGCAGCCTGCCCGCCGATCGCCGAGGCGAACCAGAACCGGTTCCAATCCGTCCAGGCACCAGGCGATCGGTAGTGGCTCTCGATCTGCGCCCGTGGCGGATGGGCCTGCATCTCCGCCTCCCATTGCTCCACCGTCTGTCCGGCGCCGAATGCGTCCGTGCCGATCAGGATCATTGCAGCGATGATCCAGCAGATGATCGCCATTGCCAGCAGCCGTGATCGTGTCATCATCACACCTCATAGGATTGGATATCACCACGGCGTTGAGCCCTGGCGACGATACGGCCGCTCTGCACGGTCACCCAGTCGACGCCCGGCCGCCAGGTGGTTTCGCTCCTGGCGGCGACGACCTTGCCCATCCGGTCGCGGACCAGCCACAGGCCGGCGGCCTTGCGGGCGATGACCAGGCCGTCGAGCGGCACGGTCGTGTCGGCCCGGAAAATCTTCTTGACGATCTCATTTGTCATCGACCACCTCCACCGTCAGCCGGCAATCGGCAACGAACTCACTGCCGCTGCTCTGGTACTGTTTTTCGAACGATCGCAATTTCCCAACCCGGCGACCATTGTATGTCGTCACCCCGACCAGGCAGCCGGGCAGCTGCAGCGGCATCAGCACGGTCGAGATGCCCAGACCCTTGCGGTTGGAGCAGCGCCGGTTGATCTCGGCCGCCCCGCGGGCCATGGCCACCGGCACCGTGGTGATCAGCGGATCGGAGATGTTCGGCCCGCGGCAGTCGCCGGGGGCGCGGCTAACGAGGATTTCGATCATGACACCACCTCGGCGTAGACCACCACCCCGATCGGCCAGTCGTCGTCCTCGTCCGGCCCGATGGCCAGCTCGGGCGGGGCGGTCATCCGGAACTGGATAGCGGCGTAGCTGTAGGCGATATCGGCCAGAACCGGGGCGACCGAGGCCTTGATCCGCTGGCCCTCGACCGTCTCCGTCGCCGTCCGGCCGTACCAGGTCGGGGTGACGGCTCCGGCCGGCAGCCGCGACAGGTTGAGCAGCTTGCCGGCCTCGTCGAACAGCAGCCGGTCGACCTGCGGCCTGGTGACCGGCCCCACCTCCGTCACCGTCGCGTTGGCATCGGTGGCCATGACCTCCACCAGCTCGATTCCGGCCGGGACGATGACCAGGAAAAAGCGGCTGTCGCCGGGATAGTATTTGCTAATCGGCTCACCGGCCGCATCGACGTTGGCTCTGGCGTCCCACACCACCTGGATGCCATAGTCCGCGCCGCCGGCTGCATCACCAAAGACCACCACCTTGTTAAGCAACGACATCAGATCACCTCATCAATCGACATAGATCAGCAGATGTTCGGCCTTCGGATCGGTCAGCTTCCATCTGCGGAATTTGGTGTTGTAGGTCACATCGAGGAGGGCATCGCCGGGCTGCGCGGTGGCGATGCTGCCGTCCTCCTCGCTGGTCACGGCGCCGAGACCGTCCTCCTTGTAACGCCATGAGACCAGCTCGTAGCAGGGCAGCTGCAGCCTGCCGAGACCGGCTGTGACCACCACCTCCTCATCCTTGATCAGCTCCTCGTGCACGCCGAGGTAATCGATCGACACCCAGTCGCCGCCGGTGTGGCCGAGGACGATCGCGGCGGCCGCGTTCCATGGCCACTGATAAAAGCGGATGTCCTTGGTGGTGGCGGTCAATGCCTTGTCCTCGAGGCGATAGTTGCCGGCGGCCGCGGACTGGCCGGAGACCAGGAAGGCGTTGTAGCCGTCGCGTTCCTCCGGCTGCTCGTCGATCGAGAAGATGTGATCCTGGTCGTTGATCTCGAGCACGGTGGCGGCGGTCGGCCAGGTGGAGACGTTAACCGCGTATTCCGGCCGGAGGCGGATCGTCGCCCCGTCCGGCAGCGACTGAATAAAAGCGCCGCTTGCCGCCGCCAGCCGGACCAGGACCTGATAGGCGGTCTCGTCCTCGGCCATCAGTTCGCCGGCGAGAAACGGCCAGCCCTCGACCCCCTGCCAGTCGATGGTGATGACGGAGGCGGCGGTCAGGGCGGCCATCAGGTCCTTGGCGCTGCCCGGGCCGAGATCGTCGGTCAGCGGCTCGTCGTCGAGGATGACGGTGGGGGAGATCGCGGTGAGGACATGATCTGCGGCGCCGACCTCCTCGGGGTTGGACAGCGTGTGGACCTGGAGGACGGTGATCTCCGCCGGCAGATCGTCGAGCCATTCGGTGATGACCACGACCTCGTCGACCCGGCACAGGGCATACTGGGACGGATCGGGGAAACGGATGGTGGCGGAGAGGAAACCGTCGCTGTCGTCAGCCTTGAGCGAGACGAAATCGGGATCGACGGCCCGGCCGCCGACGGTGACCGACAGCGCGATCCGCTGGAGGATCGCGGCGCCGTCGGCGAGGGCGCACGGCTGCCCCAGGGTCATCGTCACCCGGCCGTCGGTGTCCATCGTCACCGCCTGGTCGAGCGCCAGGGTCAGCCGCTGCCCGGCGATGACCACCGGCTGGTGCAGCGACAGTGTCGGGTTGGCCGGCAGCCGCAGCCACTGGTCGAGCGCCAGCGCCACCGACGGACAGACGCCGACAGGTTGGTCGAGACGCAGGGCCACCTGGCGCAGGCTGCGCAGCCACTGGTTGAGTGACAAGATCACCTGCGGCATCGCCCTGCAGCGCTGGATCAGCGACATTGCCAGCTCCAGTCCGCAGGACTGGTCGATGGCCATGGAGATCAGCTTGCGCAGGGCGATGGGCTGGTGGAGGGAGAGCGCAACCAGATGCACCATTGATATGGGCTGGTCGAGGGAGATGGTTACTTGGGTTACTTCATTAATCGTCGGGGCCGCCGACTTGTAGGGATGGTCGGCTAGGAGGTTGGCCTCAAGCCCAAATCTCCACATCAGCCAGCCCTCAACACACTGCCGATCGGCCTCGGACAGTTTAGTCGTGATCAGGATATAGGCTATGTCAGCGGTAAGGTCTGGAGTGCTAGCAATACCACCCATCCGCATTGTGGTGTTTAACGGGACCCATGTCTGTCCAGTTAACGTCCCTTCCTCAGCTCCACCATTTGTTCTGGTGGTTGATCGCCCTGACCCATCCGATTCGGAATACACCAGCGACCACGACGAATTATACGCCACAGACGTGCCACGAAGGATTCTGGTCCCCCCATTATAAAAAAACATTTTCACCGTATTATACGGAGAAGTGTCTGATGTCCCCAATAGCTGCATACGGCCAGTTGATGTTGATCCATCATGTTGGCCCAGAATATAATTGTCGTTTTGTGCCGGTGCTTTGACAATGCAGAATGCCGAAAAATTATCATCGGTCAGTACCCGCGGACTCGCCATCATTTTTGTGCCATCTAACCGCAACACATCAAATCCGTTGAGTTCAGCAGTCACCAGGGCAGGCTGTTTAGTGGTGGTGGCCTGGGTATAATTAAGAGTGCCGCCGATAACGTTGTTAATAGCCGACACCCCAGTATCAATAGTGATCGTGCTCGCGTCATCCGGATCGATCTGCTGGATTATCTGCGATCCGAGTTCTGCCGGGGTCCACAGTGCCATCAGCTATTCCCCCGCACGATATACTCGGTGTAACCGCACATCCCCTCTCGCCATGGCTGGTCGGTGGCAGGGCGGTTCTGGCACTGGATGGCGTGGGTTGCGTTCGGGGTGCGATCGGCACCGGCAAGTGACACGATCACCGCCGGGCTGCCGCATACCTGGCAGGCAGTGAGGTTGTCCGGTCTGCGGCGATGGGCGGGACGGGGAGAGGCAACCGCCATGCCGGTCTGTCGGGTTTCCATCTCCTGCCGGACCGCTGAGGCGATAGTCGCCAGATCGGCATGGGCATCGGCGGCAGCCCCGAGTATGGCCCGCATGTTCTGGAGGTCCCGGGAACTATAAATCGACAGGTCCATCAGCACCTCCACTCATAGGTGGTTTTGTGATGAGACGCGTACCAGGTACGGATAGTCCATTCGAGGTCCTCCCAAAAGCATCTATCAGTCTCATGGACGGCATTTGCGGCCGCCATCAGTTCAAAACCCGAGATGCATGAATAATGAGCGGTGTCAGTAGGATCAAACGTATAGAGCGGATCGCTCCCGCACTTCTGGAATGGGGCGGTCCCCCAATAACTCATATAAGATTGCTGCCACAGTTTGTACTTTCCGCTTAAAACCACCCAGTTCCACCCATCGCCAAATGTGGTAAAGTCTGAGTTATCACCGCTGACTAGGCAATCATAGGTGGTATTCGGCCAGCCGATCTGCACCCACTCCCCGATAGTCGATCGCACCCCGTCGTTGACTACGCTGCACCCGTCCGTCACCTCAACCGAGCAGAACCCACAGGCGATCGAGCTGGCATACAGCCAGGCATAGGGGGTATCGGTATAGCCATCGCGCATGGTGTGGCCGTCGATGGTGAAGCCCTGCCCCCGAACCGACCAGTGGTAGGGTGGGGAACCTCCGGTGACACCGATCATAACCCGGGTACCTGGCGCAACGACTTCGGCCGAGGTCTCGCTGTCCCAGGTCATCGGCTCGACCTCGTCGCAGCAGTTCTTCGGGTGAACCTCGACCGTGGTCTTCGTCACCCCGCAGTCGCCGTCGTCGGGGGAGACGGCGACGATCTTCAGGCTGTCGCCGTAGCGGTTCCGGTACTCTGCCTCAACCGCCGGATCGAGCGGCACGCCGCCGGTGTTCTTGCGGTAGAACGTCTTGCACTTCGGCAGGCCTGAGGCCTGATCGCAGCAGACCTGGGTGCGGTAGGCCGGATCGTCGAGGCCGCCCGAGGTCTCGCCGCAGTCGACATAGTCGCCCAGGACGGTGCGGTGGCCCATGAACGACCAGCATTCATCGAGGCCGGCCTGGCACCTGATGTCCGGCGGGCACGGCACCTCGACCATGTACTCGGTGTGCTGGTAGGCCTCCTCGCCCGAGCACTGGCAGCGGTAGACGTAGGAGATGTCCTCGTAGCAGGTGACCTGGTCGGAGGACGGGTCGCCGGCCACCAGGTCGGCATAGCCGCAGAACCGGCCGCGGTAGATCTCGAGGCCGTCGGCGTCGATCTCCGGCGCCTCCAGGTCGATCTCGTCGATCAGGCCGTGGTAGAAACAGATGGCCCGGCACTCGCCCGGTTCGCCGGCCCCGAGGCCGAAGACGGTGACGTCGACCAGGTCGTAGCGGGTCTGGTAGGACACGGCCAGCGAGCCGCTGACCGGCTGGCCCCAGGCCAGCGTCCGCCCGGACCAGGTGATCGGCGGCCCGGTCATGTTGCCGCCGCTGCCGTACACCGAACCCCGCCAGGTGAACTCGCCGCCGGAGACCACCGGGAACTCGAGATCGACATGGTCGGCGTGATCGACGACGATGGTCCGTGCCACCGGTTCCTCGACTGTCACCGTCTTGTCGATCCGGCCGTTGGTCAGCCGCAGGGTGTAATGGTCGCCGGGATGGGAGATGGCGACCTTGACCTGGGTGGCATAGTCGCCGTTGGCGTTCATGCCGCAGAGACTGGGGCGGAACTGGTTGCGGACGATCTCTTCCAACTCCTCCTGGGTGAGCGGCGCCGTGGCTTCGGCGGCCGGATCTGGTTCTGCGCCCTGGTCCTGCTGCCCGGCCTCCTCGCAGGGATCGAGGCCGTAGATCTCGTCGACCAGCTCCGCCACCTCGCCGAGGCTGGCGGTATCGTCCGGCGGCATGACCTGCTCGATGTGCAGCCAATACAGGCCGGATAGGTCGCCGGTCGGCCGCTTGACGAACGAGGCGATGGCGGATGCGGTCGGCATTACGGTTTCTCCATCCTGAAGGCCAGTTTCGCCCCGTCGCAGGTCGAATAGTAGAGCGTCGGGACCTCGATATCCTCCGGCCGCTGTGGGTCCCCCTTGAGGTCGCCGTCGGGGCAGGTCTCCAGCAGATCGGCGACACAGCCGGGGATCTGCATGTCGAGGATGTCGTTCTGGGCCGCGCCGTCCTCGTCGATCCAGGCGGCGGTGATCGCCGACTCGGGCGAGGTGATCGCGGCGACGGCGGCCTCCGCTTCGGGGTCGGCGGGATCGGTCGCCACCTTGGAGACCTCGATGTGCAGCTCGTGCCGAAAGCCGAAGGCCTTGCCCTCAGCCCGCAGCACTACCGTCAGCGGCTCGGGCAGGATGACGCGGGAGCCGTCGACGATGATCTCCGGCGGCGATACCTCCCGGCCGTCGGCGGCGAAGAACGGCATCTGCGGGGTGAACGTGCCCTCGAACATCGTCTCCATGTCGTATTCGGCGGCGTGGTCGAAGACGACGTCGAAGGAACGGAACTCCTCATAAGCGACCCCGGGCGTGATGGAGCCGTAGGACGCGGTCAGGTCGTAGGCCAGGCCCGGATCGCTCGGCCAGGTAAAAAACGGCAGGGTGATCCGGACGACGCCGTCGACGATCACCACGTAGGGGCAGGAGTCATAGACGTATTCATAGGCCGATTCGCCGGCCATCGCCGCGGCGAGCATCTGGTAGAGGTCTCTGAGCGTCGCCTCGTCGGCGGCGGCCGGGACGTCCTCCTGCGTCAGCCGCACCCAGATGTCGGCGGCAGCGGCGTCCTGATCGGGGCGGCGGACGACGCTGGAGATGGCGGACGCGGTCGGCATTATTTGTAGTCCTCGCAGTAGTCGAGGGTGATCGTCCGGTCCCGGGTCGGCTCCGGCAGGTCCGGCTCGTCGGGCGGCGTCTGCAGGATGCTGCCGCCGGTGCAGGCGATATCGGCCGCGAAATCCTCTTCCGCCCCCTCCGGCGGCTCGATCTCCAGCAGTTTGACCCCGCCGTCCCAGGCCGCCCAGAACACCGATTGGAAGACGTTCTCAACCGCGTCGTCGCGCGGCGGCACCGTCAGGCCGTGGGTGTCGCGCAGGGTGATATAGACCACCTCGGCGGTACCGTAGATCGGGGCGCCGCTGCGCACATTCTCACTGTCGACGGTCAGCGCCGGATTCGCCACCACCGCCCCGTCTGCCGACCACACCTCCGCCATCCACTCGATCGAGACCAGCTCCCGCAGCGGGTACTTGAGCGCGGCCTCGGTCGCGAGGGCGAACGACACCTGATCGCGGATCGTCACCTCGGCCCGCACCGGTTTGGCCAGGGTGCCGTGGGTGACGCCGCAGCGATAGGCCATCCCAGGATCGTAGGGGTAGGCGTAGACGGCGGTGTGGAAACCGTCGCCGTCGACCCCGCAGTCGATCTCCGGCGGCTCGAGGCCGAAGAGGCTGGCGGCGGCGGCGAGGATGATCTGCAGCTTGCTCACCCGGCCGGTGCCCTTCGGCCATGGGGCCTGCTCGAGGACCAGGCCCCGGCTCTCCGGCCGCGGCCGGCGGACGAAGCTGGTTATGGCGGAGGCGGTCGGCATCAGGCCGAGACTTCGCCGGTGACGACGAGGTTGGCGTTGCTGTAGCTGATCGAGGCAGCCCCGGCCGGGGTCTGGCGTTTCTCCCAGATCGGCGCGGCGGCCGGGTGCAGCCGGCAGGTGAAGGTGTTGCCGGCGGCGATCGTCAGCCCGGACCAGCCGGCGGCATAGAAGGTCGCCATCGGCTTGGACAGCACGCTGTTGGTGATGACGAAATCGGCGCTCACCGTGCCGCTGCCGAGAGCGCCGAGGGTGTCACCAACCACCGTGAAGTTGGTGGCGTCGGCGAAGGTGAACAGCAGCTGCTCCTCGAGCGTCCCGATGTTGTCGAGCAGCGGGGCGTAGCCGGTATGGTTGTAGTCGGCGCCGCCGGTGTGGCCGACCGCGACCGACGAGGTCTGGACGGTGCCGATCTCCATGATCGACGACAGCCGCGACACCCGCGCCCCGGCGATCCCGGAAGAGTAGTTGCGGGTGATGGCGGCGACGGTGGTGACGGTGATCTCCAGCCCGGACTCGGCAACGGCGGCAATCTCGATCTCCTCGGTGTTGGTGCCGTCGGACAGCTTGCATTTGTCGCCGACCCGGAAGATCCGATCGACCCCGGCGGCCAGCATCACCGCATTGTCGACCGTGACCTTGATCGTCTGGCTGGTGGCGACGACGTCGGTGGTGACCCAGGCCGTGCCGTACTTGGTCTTGCTGTCGGCCCCGGTCTCCCAGCCGGTGATGTCGCTCAGGACGTCGGTCTGGGTTCCGGCGAAGATCGTGCACCAGTCGTCGCCCTCGCACGGCTTGGCCAGGTAGGCCCGGGTGACGACCAGCGTGGCGTCGGCATCGTCGGCGGCCTTGGCGTAGACCTTCTCGTACTCGAGGCAGCCGTTGGCCCGGTCATCAGTCGACTTGTTGCGGAAGACGTTCTCCTCCTCGCCTGAGACGATCATGACATTGCCCATCCGCCCGCCGTGGGCCGAGGTGGTGGTGACGTTTACCGGGTAGTAGGGCTTGAAATCTGCGTCTAGCATGGTCTCATCCTGTGATTTGCATGGTTATCTTGCCGAAATACGTATCCGATCCGATGGGATCGGCATACATGATGCCCTGCGTCACCTCGACGTCGAGGACAATGACCTGCCATGTCCCTGTATGATGGACGAAGGTGACCCTCGCGCCGCTCGCCTTGTAGGCGTTGATGGCATCGATCTGGTCGCCGGTGATGACTCCCAGCGGCCCCTCGTCGACCAGGGTGATAGTCTGGCCGCTATTGATGACGGCGGACTGGATCACCGCCCGGCTGCCGCTCGGGCTCATGGTGTAGCGCGTCGAGGTCAGCCGCCGCGGCATGTTCTTTATCTCGGGCAGCAGCAGATTGTCCGAGAGCTTTACAGCGCCGATCGCTATCATCGTGACCGCCTCCGGTTCATATCCTCGATCTTCTTCAGCACGATGCCAGCCAGGTTGTCGGCGTCCTGGCGCGAGCCGCTGCCCGAGTAGTTGAGGGTGAGGTTGTAGACGTCGCCGGCGGCGGTGGTGCCCGGAGATGCGGCCGTCACCGCGCCGCCGGTGGCCAGGGACTGGACGGCGGGGAGACTGCCGATCACTCCGCCGAGGTGGTAGCCGAGCATCGACCTGACGTTCATCCCGGTCCGCTTCAGCAGCTCTTCGATGACGACATCCCACTGCCCGGCGTTGAAGGCCAGCGCCGCCCGCAGGCCGCCGGCCCGCACCGCGTACTTGTTGATCATGACCTCGCCGCGCTCACCCAGCAGCGGCACGGTATCGCCGCCGCCGAACCCTGGCAGGAAGCCGCCGGACAGGATGTTGCGCACCACCGATCCGCCGGCCGCCAGGGCCTGCACCAGACCGCCGCGCATATAGCCGACCAGCCCGCCGGTGGACTTCTTCTCGACCTCTTCGACGTAGACCTTGATGTGGCGGTCCTTGGTCAGGTCCTTCAACTCGCTTTCGAGCTGGGCCACCGCGTCCTTGCCGCCCAGCACCGCCCGCTTCCAGGCGTCGTCCCAGGCCTTGTTGAAATCGTTGGCCGATCCGGTCAGGTCCTCGGTCTGCTTCTTGATCTCGCCGAACTGCTTGGCAATTTCCGGCAGTTCCTTCGCCAGCTGGCCGCCTGATTGGGCATCGAGGGCCTGTCCGGCCTCGGCCATGGCGGCAGTCAGCTCCTTCTGCGTCTCGATCGCGTCCCGGCCGTATTCCTCGACCATTGACATCGCCGTCTTCAGATTCTGCTGCTGGGTGGCAACGACCTGGTCACCGTCCCGCACCTCGCGATTGAGATCGGCTGCCGCCGTCTTGGCCTTGTCGTACAGCAGCACGGCCTCTTCGGCCTTGCTCTTGCCGAGATTGGTGTCGCCTGCGGCAAAGGCCCGCTTCGATTCTTCGGCGGCTCTCCTGGCAGCCGTGGCATATTCTTCCGCCTCGGCCTTGCGATCCTTCCAGGCGCTGACATCGGACATGCCGGAGCGGTTCATCTCCCGCAGCTGCTCGGCCAGCGACCGTTCGCGGTTGGCGATGTCGTCCTGCAGTCGCTTGACCTCGTCGGCATATTCCTTGTACTTCCGCTTCATCTCGTCCAGGGCGGCACCGGTGACCTGCTTCTGGGTATTCGCCGATCCATCGACCGCCGCCGCCATATCCCCGGCCCCCTTGACCCAGGCCCCGGCCGTCTGGTCGAAGTGCAGCTTGCCGGACTTCACCGCATTATCGAGCTCCTGCATCGAGGACACGGTGACCCCGGTGGCGGCGCTGACCTCCCTGAACTTGGCGGCCAGCTCAGTCTCCGCTCTGGCGTTGGAGGCGGCCTGGTCGGCGATCTCCTTCTTGATCCGCTTTAGTTCGAGATAGCGGGCGATCAGGTCCTTGATGGCGATGATGTCATAGACCGCCATGCCGACAACGCCGAACATGCCGGCGAAGGCCGCGCCTCCGGTCAAGGCGACACCGGTGAAGGTCCTGATCAGAGCGATCAACCTCGTTATCCAAGGCACAACCCCGCTGCCGGTGGTCGCCAGCATGACGACATTGAGCCCTCTCCAGATGGTGGTCAGCGATGTAACTGCGAAGGACAGCGCCCCGGCGCCGGCCGCCAGCAGGCCGACAGTGATCACTGCCTCCTTGTGCTCCAGCACGAATTTCATGGTCCCGGCGGCGGCGGTGATCAATATCGTCGCCAGCTCGCCGATCTCGTCGGCATGGTCGGCGATCACCCCGGCCAGGTCCTTCATCGCCGCCGTGGCGTTCTCGTTCTCGCTGATCGCGTCATTGATTTCCTTTTTCGCCAGGGCATAGGCCCCGGCCATGGTCTTCACCGAATCGGCGGCCTTGCCGGCCAGTGGTCCGGCTTGCTCGAGGAAGACGTTGTAGCGCACCTGGGCTTTCTGCAGATCATCGAGATCCTTCCAGGCGATGCCGCTGGCGTTGTGGGCCTCGTGCCAGGCCTTGACATAGGTCTCGTTCAGGGTCAGGCCCAGATACTCCGAGGCCTCCGCCTCGCCCCGCAGGGCGGCGGTTACCCGCTCGATCCCGCCGTTGAGGTCGGTCTTGCCGGCCGACAGGTCGGCGGTCATCTCGATGACCTTTTCCATCTGGTCGCTGGAGAGCCCGAGCCGTTTGGTCATGTCGACGGTCGCTGCCGCCGCCGTCTTCAGTTCCGACTTGGAATAGATCCGCAGTTTTTCCGACAACCGGTCGATGGTCGCGCCCCAGGTGTTGGCATCACCGATGTTGCTGAACTCACGATTGGCGGCCGTCAGCGATGATTCGAGGGCGAAGGCGGCGGAATCCGCCTCCTTCATCATGCCGACGACCCCGCTGATCGACTGGAACCCGAGGTATGCCCCGACCAGGGCGGTGACATTGCCGCGCAGGGTCTGCAGGATTCCTCCCTGCCTCCCGAGCTCGTCGTTGTACTCCTTGACGGCGCCCAGGTTCTCGCGGATCCTGACCTGCGTTTCCTTGAATGCCGCCGACGCCCAGCTGGACATGGTGCGCATACTGGTCCCTGCAGTGCTGATGCCTTTCTTGAAGGCCTCGACATTGAGGGAGAGATACATTTCCAGCAGGTTTTTGGCGCTCATCTTCAGATCCTGTCGTTCAGCTTGTGGTCTTCTTTCCGGTCAAGGTTTCAATGGCGGTTATGAAGCAGCTCCAGCCGTAATGCCAGGCAGCCTCGCCATGACCTCTTTGTATGAGTTGACAAACAGCTGCGGCAAGGTCTTCCCGACCTCGGTCAACATGCCGGCCAGCATTTCCGTCAGCATATCCTTGACGCCGAGTTTTGCCGCGATCGCTAAAAAAGAGCTGTTGACCTCCAGGAAGGCATCGACCAATTGCTCGAGCTCCGAGGCATACAGGGAATACAGCTTGTCCCGTTTCAGATCGATGCAGTTGTCCGCCAGGGCCAGCATGTCGGTCACCGGATCCTTGGCGTTCATCGCCTGGTAGAGGGCGAAGGGGCTGACCTCCTTGACGGTTATCTCGCCGACCCCTTCGATTGTGATGATCTTCGACTTACGCATCCTCTCTCCCCGATCAGCTCAAGAACGTGATCATCATCGGCTCGGTGCCGCCGGTCGGCGTCTCCAGCGATCCCTCGAAGGTGACGTCAACAAAGTCGTCGCTGATCAGCGAGAATTCGGACGTCGGCGCCAGCCGCATCTGGTAGATGTCGGCGATGAAGTTGCGGCCGTCGGCGAAGTTCTGGCCATCGAGCTTGACGCGGATCCGGACGTTGCTCTTGGTCATCGCCGCCATCGAGGAGCCGGTGATGGCCGCTTTGGTCCCGGTCATGTGCAGGACATCACCGGTGCTGATTGCCCCGGTCGATAGGACCTTGATCATTCCTAGTCGCTTGTTGAGGACGTAGTCGGTATTCTCGGTATAAGTCGTGGTGTCGGTGGCATCCATGAACACCGGGACGTTGAGCATCATGACGCCGGTGTCGACCCACTTGTCCTCGATCACCGTCACCGATACCGCCGGGGTGATGTTGCCGGCCGTCTGGGTCAGGATCGTGTTGGTGCCGAAGAAGGCGGCGGCGAACAGGTTGGCGTCGAGCTGGTTGAAGGTGATCTTGGCGGTCATCGGCTTCGCCAGCGTCACCGAGGCCAGGACCTGTCCCCAGTTGCTGCGGCCGTTGGCGGTCTGCTCCTTGCGCTCGCTGTCGGGTTTGGGCACGAACTCGGTGCAGTTGCCCTTGAGCTCCAGTCCGGTGCGAACCCCCTCGTCGGTGAGCAGATCGACATAGGCGTCGGCGGCTCCAATGAAAGAAAAAGGTGCGGTGGTCATAATCTTACCTCGTTAGATTGTGGGGGCCGACCAGGTCATGGCCGCCCGCTGAACAGTGGAAAAGGTGACGGTGTAGGCCGAGGCCTCTTCACCGATCCTGTCGAAAAACTCTATCTTCACCGGCGCCAGCGGCCTGAGGGCTCCGGTCGGCTGGAAGCCGCTCACCACATCGAGCAGGCTGTCGATGATCGCCAGGTGGCCCTTCGGCCCGAGCAGGCTCTTGGCGGTGACGATCACGACCCAGGAGGTGGCCACGTCGGAGATCTTGTTCTCAGGCGTCTTCGGCGTGGCCTCCTTCAGCAGCAGCTGGGCCATCGGCATCACCATCGGCTGGCGATCGACATCGTCGAGCGTGTCGATCTGATCGACCTGGTTGAGGCCGGACACCGTCGCCATCCGCGCAATGATCGATTCCGCCTGCGCCGCGAGGTTAAGCATTTTGCAAGTCCTCCACGATCATGGCAACGATGCCCTCTTTCTTGCCGACCAGGCTGCCCTCGTCGGGGAAGAATTCCCTGGCCGGGATATTCCCCCACGGGAATATTCCCTGTTTCTTGGTATAGCTCTTGACCTTCCGGCCGCCGGTCGAATAGCCCTTGACCTTGTATGCGCTCTTGCGCTGCCTGCCGAAGCTGCCTTTCTTTGCACCCTGGGTGTGGGTGATGGCTTTGGCGATGATCAGATCGCGGCCGCTCTTCGACCGCAGCGAGATCCCGGCCGATACCTTGCCGCTCCATGTCTGGACGGCACCGAACAATTCTCCAGAGCGTGACTGCAATTCCGACGCACCCAGGGCCGCACTGCGTATCGGCCGGAGGATTTCGCTTTCTATCCGGCCCATGACCCGGGAAAAATCCTGCGTCTTTCTGGCCAGGCGCTGGAGCTCCGGCGAGATATTGTCCTTGATGTCGATCGTGACATTGCCCGCCATCACACCCTCCGGATCCGCCACGGACCGACGAGGGAGTCGAAGGACCGGGGCACGATGCTGACGATATTGCCGACCCTGGCGATCTCCCGGTTCTTGTACCAGTGGGCCGCCAGGATCAGGATGGCCTGCTTGAGGTCGGCAGGAACCACCGCCGCCGCACCGAACCCGGCGACGAACTCGATCCGGATCGGGTCGACCTCGAACAGCTCCCCGGTCGGCCAGGCGCCGCCGGCCGGCACCACCTTGGGGAAGTACCCGGCCAGCGAGGCGATGTAGTTGGTCGTGGCAACCAGCGTGTGGTCGACCGCGTCGGCCCCCAGCCAGTTGAAGCGGGTGATCGATGTCACCCGACCGAACGGCAGTTCGATGGCGGCGCCGCCGGCCGGCCAGGCGTCGAGGTAGCCGCGCCAGGTCTGCGACACCAGCTTGCGGCTGGTGATCGTTTCCACATGGGCTGTCGCCCTGGTCAGCAGCTCAGTGAAATAGGTGTCATCACTGCTGTCTCGGTCGTAGACCTCCCAGACATGGCGCCGCAGCTCGACCGTGGTGACCGGCAGGGTGGCGGCAGCTGTTACCAGTTCGGTGTTCATGATCGTTCCTCGTCGCCTGACCTGATCGTCATCGCCTCGTCGCTGTTACGCCACCGGGGCGATATAGGGTTCGCCGGCGACGACCACCGCCGACATCGGCGTCCCGGCCGCGTGGGTGCCGGAGAAATCTGCCAGCAGTTTGAGGTAGCGCTTACCGCCGTGATAGCCGACCTTGGTCAACGTGGCCGCGGCCTGCTCAGCCACCAGGCTCTTGATGATGCCGCCGGTGCCGACGGTGACGCCCTTGACGTCGCCCTGGGCCACCGCCGTATAGGTCGAGTTGTCGTCGCTGTGGGTGAGCTTGAACTCGACCTTGTTCGTCGTGGTGAAGGTGATGCCTCCGATCCCGACATGGATCAGGACGAGGGCGCCGCCATAGTTGCCGATGTCGATCGCCGCCGGGGTGTTGTCGGCATCGAGGACCGCCGGGGCGATGGCCGCGATCGCGCCGTGGCTCGTGGAAATATCTTTCTTCATGGTCGTTTCCTTGTGGCTTCCATATGGTTGGGGGCGAGGGCCGCGGCCCCCGCCGTTCATTCAACTTCGATCAATATCCAGTCACTCGATCAGGAGGCGGCGATCTTGATCAGCTTCACCGCGTTGCTGTCGACCAGCATGCCGCCGACCCGCTTGGTGGTGTAGAACCCGACATACGGCTTGTTGGTGTACGGGTCGCGCAGCACCCGGATGCCGATCCGGTCGACGATGGTGTAGGCCCGCTTCCAGTTGCCGAAGGCGATCGGCGTGGCGTCGGCGGCGACGGCCGGCATGTCCTCGTTCTCGACCACGCCGAACCCGAACAGCGACGAGGCCTGCCCAGCCACCAGGCCCGGCTGCCAGATATAATCGCCGGTGCCGTAGGCCTTCCACTTGCGGACAGTGGCCAGGGTCGCCGAGTTGAGCATAAAGGCGGCGCCGGTGCGCAGCCCGGCCTTCATCGCATGGATGGCGGTGAGCAGGTCGTCGGCCGGCGATACCGTCGCCGATGCGGTTTTGAATGCCGCATCCGCGCCGGTGGCGATATACTCGACCGTGCCGAAGGCCCGGGTGGCGTCGGCGGTGGCCGCCTGGGTGTAGGCCAGGAAGCCCTTCGGCTTCTTGCTGCCGTCGCCGGTGACGAAGGCGGTGCCCTCGGCGATGGCGAAGGCGTCGGACAGTTCCTGCTGCAGCCAGGCCTCGGCATTGAAAAAGATGTCGTCGAGCGCCGTCTGGGTGGCCATCGGGTTGGCGTACAGTTCACCCATGTAGGCGGTGACCTGAGCCAGGCCGGGGGAAGTGGTCTCGGTCCGGGCGTCGTCCTCGTCGACCCAGCCCGATCCGGCCCCGTGGGTACTGACGAGTTTCTTGTAGTCAGGGGTGCCGACGGTGATGACATTGCAGACCCCGCGCATCGGGCTCATGTTCTGCATCAGCGACAGGACATCGGTGTCGATCTGCTCCGGCACCGCGTAGCCGCCGTCGGCATCGGTGGTGATGTTGAGCGCCTTCTTCTCCAGCTCGCGCAGCCCGTCCTCCCGGCCCTTGCGGAGGAAGAGGCCGAAGGCCTGCTTGTGCTCGTCGACCTCCGGCCGGGCAGATCCCTTGCCGACGCCGCCCGGGCGGTTGGCTTTCTTCTCGATCTCGTCCATCTGCTTGCCGATCGCGGTGATCGCGGCATTGGCCTTGTCAACCTTCTCCTCGAGGAGGGGATCGACGCTGCCCTTCGACTCCAGGGCCTTCAGCCGGGCGTCGTTGGCTTCGCGAAATTCGGCAAACGCCTTGTTCTGCTTCTCGAGCAGGTCCTTCAGTTCCAGTTCAGCCATGATTAACCTCGCAAAATTGAAATGTTGTTTTCGATGATCCGACTCAATTCCTCGGTCTCGCAGGCCTGGCGCATGCTCGACTTGATGTTGTGGACAATCTCCCGCGCCTCTTTCCGGCTGATGCCGCCTGCCTCGCGCAGGTAGCGTTCCAGCCCGGTGACGTCGGCGATGCCCTTGACGCTCTCCACCCTGGCCAGGTCGTTGGCCGGCCAGGTGACGAGCGAGACTTCCCACAGCTCCGCCTCCTTGATGGTGCGGACGTTGCTGTTGCGGTCGTATTCGTCGACCTGTACCCGGATCCCGACCGACAGGCCGGTGACCGCCAGCGCCTTCATCAGGGCGTAGGCCTCACGCGCCAGGGCGACGTCGTCCTTCAGCAGCCGGCCCTTCAGGTACAGGCCGTAATCGTCTTCCTGCATGACTTCGTAGACCCCGACCACCTTCTCCGGATCGTGCTGCCAGCACATCGACGGAAAGGTGCCCTTGAGCTTGTGCGCCGCCAGCGATTTGGCGAAGGCCCCTTTTTCGACGATGTCGCGATACCAGTCCTCGTTGCCGAACACCGAGCCGTAGCCCTCGAACACGCCGTTGTCGTCGATGGCCTTCAACTCGAACGGCCGGGAGATCTGTTTGCGTTCCATGCTATCCTCTCACTGGGGTAATGACGCAGACGCAGCCCTGGTGGATCGGGGCGTGCAGCTTCGGCCCGCGCACTTTCAGCGGCGATGCCTCGTGTCCTTCGGGGGTGAAGTCGCCGGCCTCGACAAAGGGCTGGTCGATGCCGACGATCTTGCCGTGCAGCGCCTTGCAGAACGGGCACGACTTGGAGCCGCGCCGCTGCCACTGCAGCAGGGTGACGCCGGCGGCCATCCACACCCAGCGCGACACAGCGCTCTCCTGCTGGATCGGCTCACGGTCGGCGATCTTATCGGCCCTGGTGGCCTTCCATTCGTCCAGCCGCTGTTCGATCGCCGCCGGCAGCTCCTCGAGCAGCGTATCGTTGATCAGCGCCACCAGCTGGCCCTCGCTCGAGGCGACATGGCGGGTGGCGAAGGCCTCGAGGACCTCGTCGACATATTTGGTCATCTCGTCCGGGTCGATTTTCATGTCGCTGTCGATCTCCGCCAGGGCCGCATCGCGCACCGCCACCGCGTATTCCCGCATCAGGCCGCGGAACTGATTGCGGATGTATTCCGGCAGCTGCCGGTAGATCCCGGCCATGTCGACCGCGAAGGAGCCATCAGCCCGGCCGTCGTTGGCGGCCAGCGCCTGGCGCAGCTCGCCGGTCTCGTAGGTCACCAGGGCGGCGGCCAGCGTCTGGAACCGCGGGCGGAAGGTTTCCCGAAGCTGTTCCCGGGCAAGGACGCCTTTGGTGGTCAGCGCCTTGCCCAGGGGGGCGGGAACAGCCGAAGCGATGGACTTGATCGTCAATGATTTGCTGCCTGGGTCCTGATCGCCCGGATCCTGCTCGGAACCGGCGGCAGGCATGCCGCCCGTCGAGTCGGCCATGTTGAGCGGCGCCAGGTAGATGTCGCCGCCGGGGCGGGGGTTGCGGTTCTCCATCGCCCGGCACTCGTTGGGGCTGAGGATCCCGCTCATGATGCCGATGTTGTACGAGCGGTAGCGCTGCTCGAGGTCGGCCCGCTCCAGGCCGGAGACCAGGAACTCGACATAGAGGCCGCGCTTGCGGTCGGCCTCGGACAACAGATCGCGGCTGATCGCCGACTCGATCCGCCGGACGATGGGCAAGAATGTGTACTTGACCATCTCCAGCGACTGCTGGGTGATGTTCGAGAACGACGACTTGGTGAGGTCGCCGATCATGTGCGGCGGCACCCGGTAAATGCTGCAGATCTCGGTGCGCTGGAACTGCCGGACCTCGAGGTACTGGGCGTCCTCGTTGGACATCGAAATCTTGTCGAACTTGAGGCCCTCCTCGAGGACCGCCACCCCGCCCTGCTGGTCGCCGCCATGGGTTTCGAGCCATGACTTCTTAATCCGGGCATAGGCCTCGTCCGTCAGCTCCGCCGGGTGGGTCAGGGTCCCGGCCGGCATCGCCCCGTTCTTGAACAGGGCGCCGCCGTGGTTCTCGGCTGCCATGCCGAGGCCGATGGCGTTGCGCTGGTAGGTGATCGGCGACACGCCGGTGAAGCCGTCGAGGGTCAGGCCGCGGACGTGATGGATTTTTTCCTGCGGCAGGGTATCGATGCCACCGTCCTCGAAACGGACGCGGTAGCTGAGGTCGTAGCCGTTGCGGACCACGGTCACCGCCTGGGGCAGCAGCGGGATCAGCTCGGCGACGGCGCCGGAGCCGAGGCGGTTGATATAGGCGTAGTGGTTGCCGCGCAGCGACAGGGCGGTGACGAGGAACTCGAAATACTCGAAACTGGTTTGCCAGCTGTTCGGCCGCGTGCCGATGATGTCGGCCAGGACGATGTCGGTGATCCGCTCCTTGCTGCCGTCCGGCAGTTTGCGGTACAGGTGGACCGGCATCTGGGCAATCGATTCGGCCAGCAGCCGGACACAGGCCCACACCGTGACGTAGCGCATGGCGCTGTCCGGGCTGACGCCGACCCCGGCCGAGCTGCTCGCGCCCCGCAGCAACAGGTCGAGATCGCGACTGGTGAGCACCCTGGGGTCGCTTTTCCGTTCGAGCACATCGACGGCCGGGCCGAGGTCGATATCCGGAGCCGCCGCCAGGGAGACGGCCGGACCGGAACCATGGTCGGCCGCTCGTGTTTTTGTTTGATGTCTGAAAAATGACAGAATGCCCATTTCGCCCTGTTGTCAGTGAGCGGCATCAGTGCTGCTCGATTGGCGTCAGGATAGGCGGGGAATTTCGTCAGGAGAAGGGGACGTGAGAAAATTGAAGCGTATGACGAGATTGAAGCATATGACGAAATTGAAGAAATTGGAGAAGCGATGGATTATCGTCTCGATCTTCCGTCGCTAGTGGCGATTCCTAACTGATTTTTGATTCTATACTGGCACGGTTATTGCTTGGCAAGATGGACGATCAAGCGATTAAACGATCAAGCGTCACGGTTCACTGCCTGGGAGGAAGACCACACATTTGGTGTGATCTCTGATCGTGTATTCGCTGTCAACGAATTCCCCCCGCTCGCCACGGGTGAAAACAGCAATTTCGTCGACTTCAACATCTCCATAATATCCCGTGCTGTAAACACTGATATCGCCGCAGATATTTTTCACTTTTTCAAGTTGTTTTACGAGTTCTGATATTTTCATTTTGCAGACACCCAGGCCTCTTTAACTGCCTCGATCGCCAGACCAAGGATGCGGAACTTATTCATGTGACCTTTTTTCATGTCTATGTATCGTCGCAGGATAGGAAGAACTGCGTGATATAACTCACGCTGCAGATCTCCCGGCAGCCCTCTACGCTGCAGCAATTCAGACAATTCAGGTCTGTCGTTCGTCTCATCAGTTGTTCTATTCATACCACTCCCTCAAATCTTTAAAACAACGAATCATCTCAGCCAGATCTCCACTAACAATTGCCCTGTCCGCTGCAACAAGAGACCTTTCCATCATCGCTGCTGCCAGATTTCCAGCACCTTTCAAAGATGGATCTCGATACATTACAATGAGCGAACGAACTCTCGCCATCTCTTTTGGCAATGCTTCACCCAGACTTTCCATTTTCACCTTCCATCAGAACGGCACATCAGTCACATTCACCACCCACCTCCGGCTGCGGTTCATCCACCGGCGGACAATCGGAATGCCTGACGCTTTATCGCTTCAAAGATTAATCGTTTAATCGCTTCTCACTCCGCCACAGCCTCACCAGTAATCCCCATCGCCCTCCGCAGCGCGGCCCAGTATTCGAGATCGCGCTGCTTTCGTGCAGCTGCAGCAGCAGCCGCGGCGATCGCTTCGGCCGTTTTCCTGTTCAGCTTTTTCGGGGCGTCACCGCCGGCCGGACGCTCTGCGAGAAACTGCGACACCAGTTCCTGATACTTCCCCCGCCCGCCTCCGAACGTCCCGTTACCGGTCCGCGACGCCACGGCGTTGCGCCGCGCACGCGCCAGATATTGGCGCTCGCACTCCTCCGAGCAGTAGAACCGCTTACTGAATTTCGACACATCCTCGAGCCGCACCTCGATCACCGCGGCGCAGCTGACGCAGGTGACGGTGACGATCTTCGGATACTTCACGTAGGCCTTGCGTTTCTTTTTCGGCTCCATTTTTTCTCCTGTTATTTCGTGGCAAACGGCAGCATCGGCGCCCGATCAGGCTCGACCCGCCATACCCCGGACTGCCAGCAGTGCTGGTACTTGTCGGGAAACGTATGTTTTGAATCCATCGTCTCTTTCGCCTGCCGGGCCGAGCCGAACCTGGTCGCCAGTGATCTTTCATATGTCCCGTCCCAGCCCTGGTCGGTGGTGCGGTAATAGACGACCCGCGGCGGCGTGTCGCCGGTGGCCCAGGCGACGATGTAGCGGCGCTCTTTCATGCCAGCACCTTGTCATGTGTCCATTTCAGCCCGACCTTGAGCCTGTCCAATTTATTCGATCCGTCGAACCGGGCGCAGATGCTGGCAGGGTTGATGCGGTACATCCGTCCGGGGTTGAGGCCGATCAGCCGGCAGCGCGGCTGCTGTCCGAGATCGGCGTCATTGATGCCGCGGATCCGCATCTCGACATAGTGGTTGCACTCGCTGCAGTGCGAGTGCGTGTAGCCGCGGCGGTAGTGCAGCTCGTCCTTGATCTTCAGTTTCGGCGTTCCCATCACTTCCTCCTCGTCTTCTCGGCCATCTTCTTTCGCAGCCTGGCATAGTGGATGCAGCTCGGCATGATCTCCGCCGGCATCCCCGTCAGGCCGCTCTTGTTCAGGATCGCGTTCTCTCCCCGCGATATGAGCACCAGGTTGGCAGGATCGCAGTTGAGTGGATTGCCATCGAGGAACCGAAGCATCATCCCCGGCGGCAGCTGGCCATTGGCCTGCTCCCACACCACGACATGCTTGGCCTTGAACCTCGTCGGGCATCCGGTGTATGGGTTTTGTTCGGCGACCTTGACCTCGACATAACCATCCTTGGAGATCCGCTCCGCGCCGAGTTCCCTGGTGTTGGACGGGATATTGCCCTTGGCGAAGCTCGTCTTGTTGCGGCCGGTCAGGCCCTGGCCCTTGGTGCCGCTATTCCACGATCTGTTGCCTTTCTCGAACCTTCCGGACCGGCCGCAGGTGATATGATGGTTGCGCACGAACGTGCGGATCTGCCCGGCGGTGACCGCGATCCCGAACGCATCAGCCAGCGCCGCCGCCAGCTCGGTGTACGTCAGGTCCTGATAGCGGGTCCGGATGAAGGCGACCTGCGCCGGCGAGAACAGCCGCGAATGGCCACGGGTGATCTCGCTGCCCTGTCGGCCGCTGACGATATGGTGGTTTTTCAGGGCCGAATGGATCTCGGAGAATGTCTTGGCAAGGCCGAACTCGGCATTGAAGACGACGACCAGGTCCTTGAGCGCCATCACTCGATACTGGTCGCGGAGAAACTCGACCATTGCCGGGCTGTAGGAAAATCTAGGCATTGTCCCTGTCCTCCGGATTCTGCAGCATCTTCGGCAGGGTTTTCTTGTCGACCGTTCGGTCCCACACCTCGCGCTGTGCCTTGAGGACCAGGTTGCCGTTGTTGATGATGTCCTTTGCCAGGCCCGATATCGCCTTCGACCGCTCCATCTCCATCTGCAGTTTATCGCCGGTCAATTCGTCGTCACACAGCCGCTCTAGCTGGGCGAACAGGTGGTTATTCAAATCGCTCAATCTGTTTTTCATAACGCCCCCGATATGATTTTTTCAATTGAACTTCGATTGATTGTCTCAGCGCCTGATCCGCTCGGCGTCTTCTGGCTCTTGGTTGTTTGGTCTGAACTTGCAATCAGCCAGCACATCCTCACTGAACCACGACTGTATCGGGATGCCCCCTTGATCAATGCACGATTGCCAAACAACCATCCTTCGTTGTTTGAGTTCTTCCTGCTCGGATGTCGAACAGGCAGTTGACAAGAAAATCAGAACCATCGCGATTACAGCTGCATTTCTCATATCGTCACCTCAGCGCCGCGATCCGCTCGGCATCGAGGCCGGAGACGCGGCCGGCCAGGACATCGAGGGCCAGGTCGAGGAGGACTGCATCGCGGCCTCCGATCTCGCTCAACTCGCCGGTGATTACCTCGCCTGCCGAGATCGACTCCATCGCCGTCACCTGTTGCATGAGGCGGTGCAGCTCGCCGACCATCCCCCTGGCGATGGTCGGCAGTGAGTCGCAGTGGACCACATCGGCACCGAGGATGCCGGTGGTTTCAAACCAGATGTCGATTGCTTTCTGTCGATCGCGCTGCAGCCGCTGCACCGCCTCGATGATCGATTCATCCTCGGCGGCATCGACCTGCCCCCGCACCGTCTCGACGATCTGTTCTGCGGCGTGGAGTCGTCGCTGGGCGGTGGTTGTATCTTCCATCGCTGCGGTTAAAGATCTTTCGACAGCGTCTAGGCGCCTCTTGGTGTTGATCAGCTCCTCTCGCCGCGCGGTGTTGTCTCGGCTCGCCTTCTCGACCTCGGCCACCAGGTTGTCGACGAAGGCGGCGATGTCGGTACCGGACGCGAGCTGGTGGGTGGTGATGATCCGATCGATCAAGATGTCTCCGGAGGATAGCTGCGGTTCGTCTGAAAACTCGACAGGCTCGGGATTCGGCATCGGCAGCTGTGTAGCCATCCACCCCTCACCTTTTGCCTCTTTGATCGCCCGCAGCATCGCCTCCGGCTGGACATTGGCCGCCCGCCAGATATGCTCGCAGGTAGCACAGCACATCTTTTCCCGGATACTCCGGATCTTCTTTTTCTCTCCGCACATCTCGCACTCGCCATACATTCCCATATCCGACTCCTTATTATTGTCCGCCCCTGACATCAATTCCGGCAGGGCGATGAACTCCACCCCGTCCGGAACCACCTTGCCGCCGCACAGTGCGCACACCGCACTGTCGTTGTTCCGCCGTTGATGGCACAGCCGGCGGAACGAGTCCTGCGTCATCCTGGTCGCCCTGCCGCCGGTTACCGGGCACTTTCTCCCCATCATGGGAAGCGGTTTCGCCCACCCGAAAACATCCTTGATATCCGGCATCAGTAGTCCTCGCTCTCGACTGCGGTCCGCCTGGTCTCGAATGCCCCCACCGATCGCTCGCTCACTCGCAGGCAGCGCGACACCCCCATCTTCGTGCTGCGCAGGCTGCCGACCTTGATCAGTCGATAGACGGTGGCCGCCGATACGTTCAGCCGCCTGGCGACGGCGGAAACCTCGATCCATTTGTCCTTGCTCATAACGATCTGATCCCCTCTCGTTCGTAGCGCGATACCCTGTTGTTCGTCTCGCCGTGCAGCGCCCGGTCGAGGGCCATGATCATGGCGACGATGCCGTCGATTTTCTCGCTCGATTTCGATTTGTCCGGCTTGAGGTTGCCGGACGGATCCTGGAGGACGACGACGTTGTCGGCCATCCAGGTCAGCACCTGATTGCCGCCGTGGCAGATCTTCCCGGCCAGGATCAGCTTCTCCAGCTCCTTCGCCGGCGGGCTCATCGAAGCGAAGCCCTGACCGAATTCAACCACCTGCATGCCGATATCGGACAACTGCTGGTAGATCAGCGTCGCGCCCCAGCGGTCGAAGGCGATCTCCTGCAGGTCGTAGGCGGCTGCGTCCTTCTGTATCTGATCGATGATCCAGGCGTAGTCGATGACATTGCCCGGGGTTGCCTTGATCAGGCCATCGCGGCACCAGACATCGTATGGCACCCGATCGCGCCGGGAGCGCTCGCGCATGTTGTCCTCGGGAATGAAGAAGCGGCACAGGACCTTGTAGGGCTCGCCATCCTCGACCGGCGGGAAGACGAGAATGAAGGCGGAGATATCGATGCTCGAGGAGAGATCGAGACCGCCATAGCAGCGCCGGCCGGAGAGACTGGAAGGCTCTATCTGGCTGCCGCATTGCTGCCATCTCTCGAGGTTGAGCCATCTGGTCTCCGCCTGGGTCCACTGGTTGAGGCGCAGCCGCAGCACCGAGTTCATCGCCGCCGGGCTTTCCTTGGCCCGCTGGATGGCGCCGCGCAGGTCGTCGATCTTTACCGAGACGCCTAGGTTCGGGTTGGCCTTGACCCAGCAGCTTTCGTCGTCGATGTCGTCGCCCTCGTCCAGGGTGTAGATCATGCCGAAATAGCTGTCGTCCTCGATCACCCGGGACAGGATCTTGCACAGATACTCGTGCTTTTCCCAGCAGATCGAATGGCGGTTATAGCCCGCGGTGGTGATCGCGAATATCATCGGCTGGACGCGGGAGCCGGTGCCGGTCTCGATCACGTCCCACAGGTCGCGGGTCTTCCAGGCGTGCAGCTCGTCCATGACGGCCCCGGACGGGTTGAGACCGTCAGTCGAATCGGAGTCGCGGCCGAGCGGTTCGAACTTGGACAGCGTCTGCGGATCGCTGATGTTGTTGTTCAGGACCTCGAGGCGGCCGCCGA